GATATACAAGATGCAAGAAATGCCTTTAAAGGTGATTGGACTCCAAAAGCATTTGGTCTTATTGCTTTGATAGCTTTTGTAGGTTACATATTTACTGTGACTATCTTACCTCCTGATCAAAATAGCGACACTATTGTTAGCTTAGTGTTAGGCTATCTAGGAGGATTGGTATCAGGTATATCAAGCTTTTATTTTGGAGCATCACAGAAACAGGATAACGAATAAAGAAGATGGATAATGAGAAGCTAATTGAAGAATTGAAACGGGATGAAGGAATTGAGCATAAAGCTTATCAGGATTCATTGGGCATCTGGACAATCGGTGTTGGCAGAAATATTCAGGAAGTTGGCTTATCTCAAGATGAAATAGAATATTTACTGGTAAATGATATTATTCAATGCACAAAAGAATTGAATAAAACATTTGATTGGTATAAGGATTTAAACGATGCTCGTACAAGAGCATTAATCAATATGTGTTTCAATCTGGGTTTAACCAGATTACTCGGTTTTAAAAAATTTCTTGCAGCAATGGAAGCAAAAGATTGGGAAAAAGCTGGCACAGAAATGATGGACAGCAAATGGAGTAAACAGGTTGGAGCGAGAAGCGAAAGACTAAGAATAATGATAGTAGAGGGTTAAATGCCATTAGTTAAATATATTTTCAAACCCGGTATTAATAAAGAAGGAACCAACTACAGTAACGAGAATGGTTGGTACGATGCCGATAAAGTCAGATTCAGGAAAGGCAGACCTGAAAGAATTGGCGGATGGTCAAAAAATAGCGGCAATAGCTTTATAGGAACCTGTAGAAAAATTCTTGTATATAATGATACTGCCGGTACAAATTATACTATAGTGGGAACCCATCAAAAACTGTACGTCAAGGAAGGAGTCAGTTTTTATGATATTACGCCTGAGAGGGCTACCACCACCGATGGTATTACATTTGCGGCTACTGATGGATCATCCATCATTACTGCTACCGATAGTTCTCATGGAGCTAAAGAAGGTGATTTTGTAACAATAAGTGGAGCAGTTACTTTAGGTGGTTTAGTTACAGCCGATGTTCTAAACCAAGAATATCAAATAGCTTCTGTTCCCAGCGCAAATACATACACTTTTACAGCTAAAGATACTTCTGGCGATGAAGTGACAGCAAATAGCAGCGATTCCGGTAATGGCGGTTCAGGCGTTGATGGCGTATATCAGATTAATTCTGGATTGGATGTTTATGTTAAGTCAACGGGATGGGGAACCGATGCTTGGGGTGCAAGTACATTTGGATCAACATCATCATTATCCGCCAGCAATCAATTAAGATTATGGTCTATTGATAATTTCGGGGATGATGTTCTTGCTTGCGTGAGAGGCGGTGCTATTTATTATTGGGATGAATCAGCCGGTACATCCGCACGGGGAACAAATCTTACCGCAATAGGCGGAGCGAGTGATGCTCCCACCATAGCATTACAGGTAATGGTATCGGATGTTGATCGGCACGTTATAGCATTTGGTTGCAATACAATCGGAAGTAGTACGATTGATCCGTTATTGGTAAGATTTTCAGATACAGAGAGTGCCGGAGATTGGACTCCTACGGCAATTAATCAGGCAGGTGGTGTCCAGTTATCGCAAGGATCAGAGATTATAGGCGCTCTTAAAACAAGACAGGAAATATTAATATTCACCGATGTTGGATTGGTTTCCATGAGGTTTGTGGGATCACCTTTTGTTTTTTCATTTAATGAGGTTGCCGAAGGCTTTTCCTTGATATCTCCGAATGCATCCATTAATGCAGATAATAAAGTTTATTTCATGGATAGAGGCGGATTTTATGTTTACTCAGGTTCTGTATCCAGATTGCCCTGTTCCGTATTGGATCATGTTTTATCTGATCTGAATCTGGAACAGGCACATAAGATATTTGCCGGTATTAATTCCAATGCCAATGAGATTATATGGTTCTATCCGTCAGGAAGCAGCAGTGAAGTTGATAAATATGTTTTATATAACTTCTTGGAGCAAGTCTGGTCAATAGGCACAACAACCGATAACTTCGTAAGAACCGCTTGGGATGAGGCAAATCTATTGGATTATCCCATTGCAGCCAGTAAGAACAGTAGCTCGGTCAACACCAATTATTTATATGATCACGAGAAGGGTCACGGAGATGATGGTAGTGCATTTACCGCCTATATAGAATCCAGTGATTTTGATTTACAACCTGATGGGGATCATTTTCTTCACATTTCAAGATTGATACCTGATATAGAATTTAGGGATCAACAAACAACTGATGATACAGTGTCTTTTATCATCAAAGGCAGGGATTACCCTTTATCGAGTTTATCAACTTTACAGACAATAAGTGTTACCCCTGAATCTACATTCAGCAATACAAGAGCCAGAAGCAGACAATGTGCATTAAGAATATCAAATTCTTCGAGTGATTTTGGCTGGCGATTGGGAGACTTGAGATTGGATATTAGACCTGACGGGAAGAGATAGATGACTAATTCAAGGAATAAAGGAGCGAGTTTTGAAAGAATGATAGCAAATTCATTGTCGGAAGAGCTTGGTCTTGCGGTTAAATTAAAAAGAATACTGGAACAAACCAGAGAAAAACATTTACCAGATTTAATTTTTGGTGATTGGCATTTGGAATGCAAGCGATATGCAAGCGGAAAAGAACCAGCTACTGCATGGTGGGAACAAGTTGTAGAAGCTTCCAAAGATAAAGGTACGCCTACATTAATTTATAAATTTGATAGGCAACCAATTAAAGTTAGATTGCCGTTACACGCTGTAAATAATTATTTACCAGTTAATAATTTTATTACTTGCGATTTATTTTTTGAGGACTTTGTTTACTTAATCAAAGTGCTATATCCAGAACACATTGAAGAATATAACAAGAGGGCAGCTTAAATGGATATTAGAAGTATTTCATTGCCATTGCCTTCGGAAGAATATGACGCAAATGATGAAGCGGTTACACGAAGAAGTATTGAACAGGCAATTGAAGATATCAGTTTTAAAATTAAACGATTGGAAGAACTGAAAACCACAGTTGCCAGTAACTCATTTAAAAGACATTCTTTTCTGCTAATGGGCGCTAAAGATGGCTGATATTTTAAAAGTATTGGGTCAACTAGACCCGTCAGCAACTACTGTAACCACGTTATATACAGTACCTGATATGACACAAACAACCATTAGTTCGCTCGTTATATGTAATCGTACAGGGTCGGCTATTACCTTCAGGGTAAGCGTTCATCCTGCCGGAGCTGGCGCTAATGACAAACAATATATTTTTTATGATGAATCATTGGCGGCAACTACCACACGAACAGTAGTCATAGGAATGACATTGGCACAAACTGATGTAATAAAAGTATATGTAAGCGGAACTAATGTCAGTTTTAATTTATTCGGCTGTGAAACTAAAGAGGTTAGATAATGGCTAAAAAGAAATACAAAACAAAAGATATTGAAAGTTTAGCTGCTTGGATAGCTCAAGGACCTGATAGATTTTCAATGTTAGATTTTGTTGGTAAAGCAAGAGATTTGTATAAGGATTTAACTAACGAAAATCCATTGATAAGAGGGTATGAATTAAATGGTATCAATTTTTTAAATAAATTAATGAGAAGTGATGATGTAAATAGCAAGGATAAAAAACTTTTAATAGAAGCTAGTGCTTATGGTTTAGGAGATGTTAAATCATATCTGCCTAAATTAATGAATGGAGTACCTGAAGAAGAAAAAATATTGTTGAGAAAGCAAATGATTGGTGCTAGAGAAGATGAAGAACCATTTACAAATTCTGATGAAGCGGCTGAATTTATTTTAAAAGGAAGAAAAGAACTTTTTAAAGATATATTACCAAAAGCAGTTAGAGAACTAGCTTATGATAATGCTCCTCCAACTTTACCTATAAGGGGAAATATAGTATTAGATTTAGAAACAAGGGAATGGATTAATCGAGATACAGGACAAAGAAGTAACAATTCAGATGATGTTGCCCATAAAGAATCAGCAAGAGATAGACTTTTTAGAGAATTAAATGAACAATCAAGAGTAGGTTTTAACCCAGAAGTACCTGAGTATTTAGGCGAGCAAACAGGTTTTATGGATGCTCCATTAGATTTAGAAAGATATTATGATGTTACTTCCGGAGGAGGAGAAGGATTTGGACCAGAAGTTACTACAACTGTAGATAGGTTAGATAATTATAGAGGAGTAGAGGGTTTAAAAGGATATTTACAAGGACCAGAAGGTAGATATTATAATCAAGCAACAGAAGAATTTGTTACTAGACAGCCTACATACGGACAACCCCCAGAATTAGAAGGCTATCAACATGACCCAAGATTAATGGAAATGTTAAACAAAGCTTATGGTTCTAATGTAC